CGATAAATGCCACAAATAAAACCTCTATTTCAATATCAAATAATCGTGAGACGATGGTGGAGACAACCCCGCCGACAATGGGCGCTGCTATATTGGTATGAGTAGATGGATCTGGCATTTTTAACCTTTCTTATTTAATATTTTTATTGAGTGACATACTGCAATGAACCCCAGTGCTGCATCGCTGCCTCTACAATCGATGACGGTGTATCTATTGCAGTTAGTTCCTGATCATTCATCATTAATATGCCGTTCACATATTCGGAACACTGAAAACGATGGTTATTTTTTAAATCTATGTCTATGAATGTAGCCAGTACCATGCGCCACTTTGATTCATACTCGTTACCAATATGCTGAAATGCCCATTCAAGTGCTGCATCGCTTAATTCTTGAGGATTACTGACAAAGTAAAATGGCAATGCACGTGATAATGGATACATACGTACACCACTAGTCACTGCTTCCAGGATAAATACGCGGTCATAAACTACATAAGCAATCCCTACATGACTGAATTCACTTTCGGTAGCTTTGCGCACCATGTGAATTTGAAAGTCATACCAGCTGCCATGCGCTTTATGCGAAAATGACAGCAAATCGCCAGTCTTAATCAATGGGCGTATTTGGTCATAAGTCATAGCGCATCCTTGGCAGCCCATGATGCTGCGAATGCCTGCCCAACAAACGTCATCAAAGCACCAGCCAACGTAAATAACTGGGTTCTATTCAGCACATTAGTCGTATTGTCCATGGCGCGAATGACCACTGTTGCCGTAGGCTCCAATAATCCAGTGCCGTAAGCTGATACATAGGCGGTAATCTGCGCTTGAAATATAGTATCGGTATGCCACTGCTTACCATTCCAGTTTAATCCGCCTGCTAACGTCTGCTCACGTACAGCATTGATCTGGTCAATCGTTGCCGCTTTTATTTCAGCCGGGGATAGTACAACTGGATCATTAATGGCTTTCCATCGGTTGATATATTTACCGAAACTAAAGAATTTGGTAGCACCGATATGGGTAAACTCTCTGGAAGTATCACTATAAGAAATCAAGCCAGAACGAGAGGCGGTATTATATTGAACCGTGCTGATTTCTTGCGGGAAGTCGCTCATATCAATGACGTGGCTTACTCCATCAATCGTGACTGTTTTAGCAATATTATCGATATTGATGCTAGCCATTATTTTATACCTTCAGTAATGGCATATTGATGCTAGCCACCTGCATTAATGCATTGGTGACTTGCTGACCAGTAGTCACAGATTCATTGCGCATACTTTCCACTGCCGCACCAGTTTCACGGTTGACTTTGCTGTTCTCAATCATCAACACAGGTATCCACGCCATAGCACAATCCCCGTTACTGACCGTTTTGCCTGTTTGCGGATTTTGACCTTGCACGTGCACCCAAAATCGGCACTTCACTAGCTCACCATTACGGATAGCACCATCCTCAACACAAGGCTCCCCTCCCATCATTGGACAGATTATTTTTGTTTCTTTCATACGCTAACTCCTTGTAAAAATTTGCAATCTTTAGTCTTTTTGACAAATAATGAAGTCGTTGTATTTAATTGCGGTGGTTATGGTGTGGGTGTGAGAGCCGCCGCCGCCTTGGGCTGCGGTCGTTTCCGTAGCTAACGCTGTCGAACCCTCTCTTTTTAAATTAGGGGCGGGGGAAATTCCAAAACCACTGAATGTATTTAAATTATGACTATGCGAAGGTATCTGTGAAAGTGTCAGCGTGGTTGCACCTACGCTGGTTTGCCCGTTAAATGTACTGAATGCAGTTGAACCACCAGCCCCAACCGTGCCGGTTACGATGCGCATGATGCTGTCGTTCAGTGCCGCTGTGGTATCTTTAGTCCAGCCAACGGGTGCAGTGGTTTGATTAAAAACCGTACGGGTGCCGCTTGCCATGCCACCGGCGGTCTGGTAGCTGGGCGCAGCGCCGGCGCCATTTGAGGTAAGCACCGTGCCGGAGGAGCCTGCGCCGAGTTTTGCCAGTGTGGTGGTACTATTGGCGTAGAATATCTCGCCGATAGCGAATGACGCATGCCCAGTGCCGCCTTTGTTGGCTGGAATGGTTGGCAGCTGACCGGTTGGCACCATACCGGAAACGTCAAGTTCGGCGATGCCGCTAACCGCGCCCTTGCTGTCCTTGATGAGATTGACGTTATCCGCCATCTGCTTAATTTCAGCGCGCGCCGTTCCGGGGTTATCACCGGCGGCATCCATACTGGTGGTATCAATTACTACGGTAGGCCATGCCATATTAAAATCCTCTCAAAAATACATCGATGCTGGCATCGGCCAGCGTGTTGCTTGCGTTATAAATCTTGATGCGCGGGCCGACACTGGCATCCTTGTCAATCAGCTCGACCGTCCAGCCGGGACCAACATTTTGTAATGTCACCTGTACCTGGCTGATAATTAAAAATGCTGTACCGAACGGCACGCGAATATCACCGACGCCAATCCGGTTGGCACCGGTTAAAGTTGAAGTATCCAGATCATTGACTTCTTCAGTCAGCGCATTGCCGCTGAGCTGGATGTTAAGGCTTTTTAATACCGGCAGACTGCCGCTGACCTGTACCCGCACCTGAATATATTGCGCGGTGATTAATGCGCCTGCCGTTGCCCATGCGCTATAGCTAATATCATCGTCGCTATGCCTAGACTCAATCACAACCGTACCTTCCGCAACAGCGCTGATAAGCGGTACGGTTGGCACACTGCTGCCAAGGTCTATGGTGGTATGCTGATAGGTGATGGGCGAGGCGGGTACATTCGGCCATTGTGTCCAGCTGCTCCAGTCGGTCAGGGATGACCAGGTGGACGTATCAATGGCTTCAAGGTCGCCGTTATCCGGTGCCACCAGACAGTCGGTCTTGGTGCCGGGCCAGCCGGAATTCCTTGGTAGCTGGTTGAATATCACTCCGGCCAGCCGCTGGTCCGCCAGGTCTGCGGTGATGAAAGTCGCGTTCAGCGAGGCAATGTTGGAAGTATCTATCGCCTTCACCGCAAAAGTATATTGACCGGCTTCCAACTGGTTATTCTCAAACGGGCTGGCTGTGATCAGCCCTTCGTGCATTTTGCTCATACCCTCCCAGGTATAACTTCCGGTGCCGACTTTATAACGGATTTCGAATCCGGAAAAATCCGGCGGCAAGCCGTTCGGTAAAGCCATATCGAACTGTCGCGTACCGTCCGGCTGTACGCTGATTAAAAAGCTCGATACATCTGCCGGTGGCACTGCAAACGGGTCGCCGACCCATTCCGCCCAATCGCCACGGCTCAGCCCAACACCGGCAACCCGGACAAACACCGTACCGCGCTGCGAGGGCACCAGCAGGTTGACACTGGAAACATCTCCGCGCCGCTGCCAGCTTGCGCCGCTATCGTAACTGGTTTCTACCTGATAATGATCCGCACCGGCGGCAGGCTGCCATTGCACGGAGAGTTGCGGATTGCTTGCCGTGCCAGATAATGTGACATTCAAGCCGGTGACCACTGGACGGGTAATGCGCGCCGGCAGGTTCCAGTAACTAGAAGCCGGCGGCATGCTGCCGCTGTCCGCCGTGTGTACTGCCGGGTCTTCGTTGATGCATAAAATCTCGGCATGATGAATGGAGCGCGGGCTGACGCTGATCACGCGCGCCAGCTTGCGATATTCTTCACCGGCGCCGAAGGTGAAATTGGTTTTTTCACGCGATGCACCGGTATCCGGCGTAAAATCCAGCGGCGCATCCAGCACGGCATGTAGATCATCGATGCCGGCCGTTGCCAGCCATGGTCCGTTAAAACTGCCATCGCGGAGTTTAAAGCCAAAATAATGATTGCCTATACCAAAACTGACCGGCTCGCTGAGTGTGACTATCTTACTCATTGCATCGTAATCCAGCACATTGCCGGAAACATTGCGTTGCATGCGGTCGTGGGCAATCGCAATCAAATCGCCGAAAGTCGGGATAAAGCCTTCCATCTCGGTAGAGAAACTGATCATCTGGCGGCGTAGGCGATTGGCTGCCGCAATATAGCGGCCTTCGCGCCACGCCTGATCGGCATTGGTCACGCCAAACAGGTCCACAGGAAACGGATTATCAGTAGAATAGCCGGGCAGGCTGGCGAATATATCCAGCGGCTTTTGCCTGACTTCGTCAAAGTAACTGACAATGACGGAATCCGCCGTTTCGTCGCTGGGTAGTAAATATTCTACCCGGAGGCTGCCTTTTAAAATATTGCGCTGGCTGAATAGTGCCACCGGTAAACTGGCAGCACCGTCACGGGCAAAGTGATATATTCCGCCTTGCACATAAGGCTTCATGCGACCAGCTCGTGCAATCAGCGTAATCGATTCCCAAAGTACCTGTTTCTGGTCAAAAATACCGTTAAAAGTATCCCCTCGTGCTGCCAATATGCTATCCAGCGCCAATAGTTGCGCCAGGTCTATGCGCGCATCCGGCAGTTTTCCGCCATAATTTGCCCGCAGCGCGTCCGCCAGCGCCCAGCAGATGCTGCGCGTCGCGGTCGGCGCACTCCAGCTGCTGCCATTCCATATCGGTAATTTCCGCTGAGCGGTACAGTTGATACGGCGGGCAGACTGGGCTGATATGTTATTTGTAGCGCGCATCCGGATTGCCAGCATGGTCAAATCACCATAATCCTGTCCGTCCGGAATATAGGCGCGCAGTGATACCCAATCAATCTCGTGTCCATAACGGCTATCGGTCTGTTTGGTATCAGTGCGCGTCACTTTTACTTCATAGCGCGCCTTGGCGACGCCGTAGCGGAATGATTTGCGAATTGCCGTACCGGTCGCGGCACTAAACTGTTCATTTGCTAAGACAACCCAGCTGCCGACAGGCGCGCCGAAATCATCCACCGTCCTGGCTTCCACTTTAAAATTGACCCCAACAGCATTCAGCCCGCCTTTGTCATTGGCGAAAAATAATCCGCGTGGCGCGACAATATCCACCGCCAGTGAATTCACCTGCGTCTGTGCCGGATTGGCGATAAATGGCCCGACCGTTGTGCTGGTTAATAATTCCTGCCCGGCGACTTCCGAAGCGGTAATGACATTGGTCGGGAATAAAGTCACGCGCGCACCGGGCGCTACCACCTCAAAACTCACTTCGGCAAAACTGCTGATGGCGGTGTCTTCAATCCGCAAATTACTAATGTCATATTCACCCTGTCCGACCGCGAATAGCTGATATAAATATTGCTCGTTGCCGGCATACTCGGTGTAGGGCTCGGCGGCAAAATCCGGATAAATCAGGTGCTTGCCGTACAATACCGGAATGGCCTGCCCGATGCGGGCGCTGTTCCCCTGTGCCGACAGGTTATAGGTCGGTGAAGCCGCTGCGGAATTCTGCCCGCTGGCAGAACTGGAAAGCTTAGGCGGCGGAATCAGCGCATTTACCAGTACCGCCCCAATAATTCCGACTGCAGCATTGATTGCTAATGCACCAAAACTTCCGGCGGAAACGCCCAGCGATGTTGAAAGTGCGGCACCCAATTGCGGCGCGAATACTGCCACGCCTATCATTAAAACAATTCGCAACGGATTGGAACCGCCACCGCCGCCCTCTGGTAAAGTGACAAAAGTCAGCAAGTCGCCATCATTAAGGCAGCGCTGCCAATTATTATTGGCACGCAATAATGGGATGCCGTTCAACAAGCAGATAAACGGCAACTCGGTCTTCGGCGCGAGAGATGCAATGCGCCGGCGGCGTTTAAGCTGCAGCACACGACGGTCACGTGACGGATCGAACGGATTGCCGGAATAGACTACGCTGGCAAGCATCGGTATGCCCCTAAAACGTGATAACCCATACTTTTTAAATGTGAATTTTTGGTAAAGACCACCCCGGCACCACGCACCGCATGCAGCAGACCGCCGCCATCAACATCCAGCCATACCCCCACATGGGTAGGCGCTTTGTGTTGGCTAAGCAATAGACAATCACCCTCATTCGGCGCGATGACTGCTGACCAGCGCTGCCGCTCGGCATGGCTGCTAAAAGCCTGTACCGTTGCGCTGAGATTATCCGCATCGACACGAATCTCCGGCAGTTCCAGATTAAAATGCCGGCGCTGTACATAGCGCACCAGCCCCCAGCAGTCAAAAGTATCCGGTCCATCTTTGCCGGATTGCCAGGGCTTGCCTAGATATTCAATGGCCCAATGCATCAGCGTATCAACCCCGGAAAGCGTGATGCAGTATAAAGTTCGCTTGGAAAAGCCTTGTTCGCCGCATCACCAAAACTGGCGCGTGCAGTCACCTTAAAATCATCCGCCTCAACGTGTGTCAATATCAGCGTCAGCGGTGGATCCATTTGCGGCGCACTTAAATCCGTGCTGAGATATGGCCGGTACGTCACCTGCACACTATTGGGCGACGCGGTAGCCAGTGCCAGGTTATCTTCAATCTCGCGGCTGACATTATCCATGGTGATTACAATCTCCGGCACCGCGCTGTTTTGCACTTCCGGCAAGGTAAAATCAAAAGCAAAGCGCACAAAATTAACCCAGGTATCCGGGTCCAGCGGTGCACTGGCTTCCAGCTTGCAGGTATGGTCAACATGGTCCAGCACTACGCGAATAGCGGTTGGTTGATTGAGTTCGTCGACAAAATTCGGATGGCGGAATTCCAGCGTGTGTAGTATCACCACATCGCTGGGCGCACTGGCATAAGCTTCTTTAAGTGCAAGCTCAAGCGCGGTATCAGGCATTTTCCACCTCAAGCTGCGTCGAAACGTTCCAGGTGCGATAACTGGTCTTGATGGCTTTATAAGGCTGCGTAAACCGTGTGCTATAAAGCATGAAGCCTTTGCCTATATCCAGATTATAATTAAACCAGTCCGTGCCGTGATTGACGGTGGTTTCATAAAAGTCCAGAAAAGTCGGCATTTCATCGGAATTGAATGTCCAGGCAATATCCAGCTTGCGTGGAGTTGCGGTAAAACGTTTGCGCTGGCGCGCTGGGCCTACGTCAAAGTCGGTGCGTATCATCGCGTTTTCCGGCGTTACGCCATAGCTGGAAATTAAAGGTCTTGGCAGGGTTGTTGGAAAGTCAGCCATTAATAGCTTCCTGCCGCGCGGTTAAGGCCATACTGACGTTCCATGGTCGGCGCAATGCCGCGACCTTTGCTTATATTGCGGCCAATAATACTTTCTATTTTCTCAACCATAATGTCCAGCGTCAGCGTATTCCCGTTCTGCTGCTGATTGACCTGCCCACCGTTGCCGGGGGATTCTATCAGGTTGACTGTGACATTGACCCCTGATCCGCCGCCGCCGTTGCTGTTTACACCGAGCTTGCCATCACTGCCACGAGAAAGCGGCAGAATCGCTTCCGGTCCGTCCTCTGCGAATACCCCGGCACCACGGGCAAAGGCAAAAACCTGTGGAGAGTTATAAACGCCGCCGGAAAAAGCTGATAAGGACTTTGAGTTATAAACATTGCCATCAGCATTTTTTGTAAAGATACCGGTAATAAAATCCCATAAACCACTACCGCCTGAACTAGTGGCATTTTCAAATAACTGATCAAAGGCTTTCAGTAGAGGGTCTAAAATAGTTCTACGTGCTGCTAAGCGAATAATGTCCTGCTCAAGACCTTGTAATGCATCGCTAAAATCACCACTACCAACAACAGCATCTTCAAATGCGCTTTTAAACGTAAGTCCTAAATCTTTGCTTAATGACGTAGTTGTACTAGATGCCTGCTTTAATTTATCTTCATAAATTTTAGTTTCACGTTCAATTAAATCTTCCGTTGCAGATAAATCCAGATTTTTTTCATATATTTTCGCTAATACCGCTTCATGTTCTAAACGTAACTGCTCCTGAATACGTTTTTTATCGCTGGTAATCATTGAGACATTTAAATCTTCTTGCTCACGGCTAAGCTGTTCAAAAAGATCGGTATAACCTTTATCCTGAGAATCACGAAAAGCCTGATTAGCTTCATCGGCAGCATTGGCTGCCTCAGCTTCACGTTCTAGTGTGTCGGTAAATACTTTTAAATCATTATCTGCATTTTGCTGAGCACGTGCTCCATCAATCACCGTTTGGTTATAGGCTTTTAATGCGGGATCCATATGGGAATAGGCATCTAATTTTTGCTGTAACAAATCAAGGCTGGATTGATCAACATTATTTAATTTATCAATTTCCTGTGTGAGGTCGGCAGTTGATCTTGCTCTATCTAATGCAGCGGTATCTTCAACAGCTTTCTTTGGCTTTGCTGAGGATTTTTGAACGCATTTTTTTCCATCCCAATGTCCACCACTAAATTCACAAAGTTGTTTTTCTAAATTTGGATCACTTTTTTTATCAGCTAGAGGTTCTTCTTTGGGTTGGTTACGTCTGGAATCTTTATATATGGATTCTAAATTTGCCAGGGTAATTTTAGCTTCAGCTAATTGCTGATCAAATGCACCCTTACCTGCTCCACCTAAAAATTTATATAAAATACCACCACTGTTATTTTCATCTGCAGCTTTTTGAAGCCGAACAACTTCTTCGCGCATATCCCGAAGTTCAATAATTGGATCATCTAATCCAAGCCCCTTAGTCAATACGCCGCCAAAGCCCACTAATAAACCTTGTAAAATTCCTCCTTCTTGGGTTGCCAAAGCCATTGCTTGTGCAATATCAGTTAAGGCTGGTAACAGCCGCGAAGTAAATGACAATCCAGCTGCTCTGGCGGATACTCCAAATTCAGCCATCTGGTCATTGAATTTATCAGCATCTTCGGCCATTTTTTTGGTGATGCCGGATAAACGACTGCCTTTATCGACCATCTCGCCGATGGCTTTACCACCTTCTGATAATAAAGGGGCAGCGCCTGCCCATGACTTCCCTAATGCCTCTGCAGCAAAAGCTGCACGTAGTTGCGGATCTTCAATTTTGACAAATACATCTGATAATTGCTTGAATGCTTCTAGCGGGTCTTTTGCTGTAATGCCTAATGCTCGGAATTTTTCCGTATCTTTGCCGATATTGACAGATAGCTTATTAATTGATGCAGCAACACTATCTAAATCACTACCTGATTGTTGAGATGCGAGAGAAAGACCGGATAACTGCTCAACAGCAATACCAGTCGATTTACTAAGGTCATTCAGACTATCTAGCGCATCGATATTTGATTTAACAAATGCAGATAGTCCAGCAACTGAAAGGCCAACGCCCAAACCACCCATCAAACCAGAAAATGATGTTGCACTTCCGCTTAAATCAGAAAAACTACGCTTAATGCTATTAAACGCTTTTTGCGTCTTATCTTCAGCTGATATGGTGATATTTGCGTTTGTATTAGCCATAATCTCTTAATATTTCAAACTGGTTGATTAAAAGCTCAATATCTTGAATGCCAAGCATGTCGCAAATGGTATCCATGCCCGCCCAATCTATTTTTTTACCCATCAAATTCCATGCTTTGATGGCTAGTAGTGATAATTGGTCTGTTAAAGTTGGCTGTAATTCCTCTGGCAAACTGCGGCATTGCAGCCAATCAATTAGTTTTTTTTAGCATCTGCGATATTTTCATGATGACTGCTGATTAATTTCTGTAGCTCATCATGTATTGGTTTCCATAAATCAGGCTTATCATTTACGTATTCAGTCCATGCGGCAATGCTGAATTCCGCTTTATCTGGCATGCCAGCAGGTACTAAATCTGCCTCAGTTAAATTCCAATCGACAATACACCTGCGTACAATGGCTAGAGGCGATTTAGCTTCAATTGCCCACTCCATACGCTCTCCTTCGGTAGGGCGTCGTATGGTAAATTTTTTACCATCAACCTCTAATATAGATTCACGGGCATGACGCATTTTTTCAGCTAAAGCTAGGCTCATAATTATTTACCGTAGGTAGGATTACCATTCATGGCAATCGCTGCAGGACTCGTAGTCACACCTTGTGAAGATCCACCAGGTGCGCCTGAATAACCTACTGAGCCATAGAACATCGCAAACGTGCCATTAGGCCACATAATTCGGAAGCCCAACTGAGTGCCATCTTCAAATGCATCAATCATTGCCTGCTGTGCAACATCAGTTGGGTCCCACTGCATAGTCATACCGTACGATTGTGCCGAAGCACCAGAAACGATTTGTTTATCTCTGGTATCTTGTACGGTAGTTGTATCTAAGAACTTGATATCACCACCCTGTGGAGCAAAATCCTGCAAACCTGTAATGGTGGTACCAAGAGTAACTTTTTTTGCAGTACCGTAAGTAAACGAACCAAAATTCAATGTATTAATACCTGAAATTCCGTCTTTATCTTCTAGCTGGAAAGTATCAGTAGCTTTGGCAAATACCTGGAACATACGGCCATTAACTTGTGTCATCCCTTCCACTTCAAGTAGAATGATCTCACCGTCTAAAAATCCATGAGCTACTGAGGTAAATACACCTGGGTCAGCATTAGTCGCAGCAGTAATAGTTTTGGCTGCAGCAATCGCATTTTGCATATTCATCCGCAGACCAGAGTTCTTATAAATTTGTCCCATTTCTTACTCCTTAAATTGAAACATCAGGCGCATTCGCCAATGTGTAATAATTCACTGCAAATACCATCACGGCTTCAGCAATGGGCTGCTCACCTGTGGACTCATAATTAATATCAATGCTTTGCAAAACAAAGTCTTTGACCAAGCCATTAAGCGTGGAACTTGCAATGCTGGCATTGACTGCCTGCTCTACTTCCTTAATCATGCCGTCAATCACATCATCAAATGAAGCGTTGTCTTTTGCTAAAGCTCTGACTGATAACGAAAGCTGACGCTCAAGTGCAGCATCCATACCAACTGCCGTTGGATTAATCTGCTCTCTATCTGTTTGCACAATTAAACAAGGCAATTCCGTGTTATCAATACGCTGTAGACGGTTAGCAAATATATTCGCGCCAGAAGTTGATAAGCCTGTCAGTAGGGTTACTACTGACTCACGAATCTGTCTGCGTACATGGTTGGCCATTGTTAAACCTTATTCAAATCAATTACTGTCATGCCGGTACCATCGGGGCTTTTTGAGTACACGGTATAACTCACGCTATTAATAGCCACCGCTGAATTTTTAACTACAGTTGATACAGCTGACTGTAAACATCTGAATTGCGGCTTTGGATTACTTACTACATCAAAAGCCACAGCTGGAAATTCATCAAATATCCCAGAAACGACTAAACCACTCCCAAAATCTGCCTCAGCATTTGCTATCAATGCAAGAGTGCCTTGATTAACTATTGCTTCAATGGCAGAAAATGGGTTAGGCATATCAGATTAGCGAATCACGCCATCAAGTAACACGCGGCAAGTTGTATCGCCATTGGCTTTAGCAACTAATGCAGCACCAATCAAGGCATTTGTGCTGGCTGTCCCAGTAACACGTTTATTCGTGTTATCCCAATAGACTTTTGCACCCTGGGCAATGACATCAGTAGTTAATGCCGTGATGTCAAATACGCCTTCACGTTGGAATTGTCCTACTACACCGTTAGCAATATCAGTCACTGCAACACCGAAAACAGTCCCAACTAATGCACCACCGCCTGATGAAACAGCATAAGGTGCTGTAAGAGTGACTACATCGCCTTCTTGAATATAATTTTTCATGATTTTTCCTTTAATTTAGCAGCTACTGAGTAGCCGCTATTTAAAATTGACTAAGAGTTATTAAGCGCCAGCGTTTTTAGCTAAAGTACGGTGATCCAGGGCTTTTACACCGGCATCTAAGCGCACTTTAAACTCAACGCCATCAATGCCCCAGCCAGCTTGTTGCTCTAATGTAGGTGCCTGATTACCATCCAGGTAAGCTACTTCAATCGTGTCGTACATTGCTGGGTTAGCTGCGCCATACCATGCAGTTGCACTTGCAGTATCAAGACGGGCATCAGCAATCACTTCAAAGCTGCCACGTACCCAATTTGGTGTCGTGTTATTTTTATTGACAGCGCCAACTTCAACCTCTGATTGGGCAACTTGCAATGCTAGTCCACGTAAACCAACTGGCACCAAAATATAGCCTAGGCCAATATTCAAAGTGCTACCTGTTGGGTCTTTTTGTTTTTGCATCGCTGCAGCAAGAGCATCAACTGATGCTGTACTGATCACTGCTGCTGTACCTGCAAGATTGCTATGGTTGGCATGGAATAAAGCCACGCCATCAGCCATATTAGGGTTACCGGTCAATACTGCGTAAACAAGATTACCGACGGTGCGAATCGCAGCACGGCCCATGCCACGCGGGATTTTAGTGAAGCCATCTAAATCATCGTTGATAATGGCCTGACGGGTAATTGAGAACAATTTTCCGTATGTCGCCAATTGAATTGACTCACCACGATCACCCACAGTACCGTATGAGTATTCAGCGCCTTCAGCCACCACATCAAGCGATGGGAAGGTATTTAAATCAACACGCTTGTTAACTTTAAAGTCTGATAAGTTGCCCACAGTTGTCCAGCGCTGGAATGTTTCATCAGCCTCTTCGTAACCTTTGAGCATAGATTTGTTTGCAACATCAGCTAACAAATTAGTGAAGTCACTGGTGCTATGTGTAAATGCAGCCGCTACCACACCCATTTTGTCTAAGTGTGAGGTTTTAACGCCTGCACGCTCAGCACTGGCACGTGCCAATTCAAAGAGGGTGTAGCCACGGAAAGGATTATTTGCTTTTGGTGCTTCTAAGCCGGCACGAATACTGATCGCTGCCGTGATGTCTTTACGCATATCATCTGCACCGTTAAAGCTGCCGTTGCTGATATGATTAGCCGCCAGTGGTACTGAGCCTTGCGCTAAATGCGCCAATACTTTTTGCTGTGCAATTTCAATACTGCAATTAATATCGTTGGCAGCAGCTTCAACTACTTCATTTAAGCCAGCAGTACCTACTAAATTTCCAGTAATAAGTGCTTTAATTTGCGTACGGCGTGCAGCATCTGCTTGTAAGGCAGCAGTCTGTACGGCTTGAATATCTACTGATTGAGCGGCAACTGGTTCTTGCGTAGCCGCCTGATTATTTTGACCTGGCATTTGAATCTCCTTTGGAGGATTAATAATTGCGGCGGCTGCCGCAGGGGTTTGTAATTTGGTTGGCATTGATTTAAACCGCGCTGAAATCGCTGTACGATCAAGACTTGCCGCCAGCGCAAGGGCAGGCGTTGCAGCATCAATGAATTTTTCGGTAATCGCTTCATCGCTGCTATACCAATGATCAATTCCATCGGTAAGCAATGCGAGCATTTCTTCTTGTGGTCGGCCAGTTTTTGTGGCGTATGAAGTGGACATCGCCTTGGCATAGGTATCAAGTAAATCTGCATATTCACGCAAATCTGCACTATTGCCAGAGATACCGCCCCAAGGCGCATGAATCATTAATAAGGCATTTTCTGCCATCTCAACCGTATCACCTGCCATTGCAATCAGGCTTGCAGCAGAAGCGGCCAGTGCATCAATCACCACTGTTACATTAGCAGGATGGCGCTTAATTGCGTTATAAATGGCAATTCCGTCAGAGACAGATCCGCCAGGGCTATTGATACGCACCGTCAGATTTTTAACGTCTAGTGCTGCAATTTCTTGTACGAAGTCTTTAGCGGTAACACTTTCACCCCACCATGACTCACCAATGTCACCATAGATTAAAATCTCAGCGGCATCGTTGGCCTTGGCACGAATGGTATAAAACTCTTTAGGCATAGCAACCTCAAAAAATGAACTTAATAGTTATTTTATAAAGTGCATCATGCCGATTTATGAGTGCCGTTTTTAGGCGTAATTTGACAATATTTTTAGAGGGGTATTAGTCAATAAAAAAGGACACATAGTGTCCGTATTCTTGCGCCATTATCAATAGGCGGTCGGAAATATTTATGACGTAAAAAAAGCCCACCGAGGTAGGCTTGTTATGAATCTATTAAATCACTGCCAAGAGCTATTGCTATTAGCTATGCCAAGATAGAGTGAATCGTAAACAGTTTCAGGAATAATAGTAAACTCATGAAATACAGGTACGTGATTGGCAGCATCGGTAATAGATAACAGTAATCGACCTAAACGGTTAGTGTTTGCTGCGGCTAGTTCTAACTGCATAATTCCAGCATCATTACCAGTAATATAATTTAAATCGTTTGCTGTTCCTGTAGTCGCACCTGTTACATTATCAAGAATGTTTGTTGGTGCAGCGCCGTCGTCAGTGTCTGCTACTAACGTAATACGCTCATTGGTAATCGTGAGAGCAGTTTCAATAGTCACACCATCCGTTTTGTCGAAAAAGGGACCAACGCTTACTATAACTGCTGTATTTTTTCTTAAGTAACGCATTTTACTTTCTCCTACTTCTGAATTGATTTTGTATGATAACGGCTATAGAAGAACCCCCGCCTCCTGCTGCTTGTGCTGGCGTATCTGATACTAATGCCATAGATATTGGGTATTGGCGAAGCCCAGTTTCAGTTAATGAAACTACCCCACCAACTACATATATTGGATATTGAGTAGCCATATTAACTTAACACCACTTTGGGGTCGATATAAACAGTAGCACTAGCCACGCCAACCTTAACAACTGCATACATAGGGCCTTTAATACCTGCCTGAGGGGATGCTAAAGTAGCAGTTAATTTAAACTTAGTTGTTCCCCCTCCCCAAGTAGACGCATCTGTCGGTTGGTCTGCATTTGCTGCGATAAAATTCGCTTTCGTAGTGCTTACATCAAATATTTGTAGAGGCGTAGAGGCATTACCCACATAACCTACCTCTAACCATACATCATCATTCTTTGGCAAAGCTCCACCAGTCCAAACACCGTAAACAGTCACCGTAACGTTAGCTGCCGTAACATCATTCCAGATAGGCATTGGAATTGACTCAAACGGTGTAATCCACTTAGCATTTGCGTTTGTTACTATTTTAGCCGCGAACGCGTTCGTTCCATTAGATGCCCCACCAGTTCTAACAATCGTCTCTTCAGTAGTTTGCGAGCCAAAATAATTATGCTTTTCTTGCCTATAAGCTTTTGCTCCGCTGTCAGAAGCAACTAAGTATGTTTCGGCAGAGCCGATAGATGCTGGAGCCACTGCAACTGCCCCCAAGGTTGCTGCTAGCTTGCAGTTTTTTACTATAATATCGACAGTCCCCGAAGAATTTGTGCCTACGATATTTTTAGTAGCTACCATTGCAGATAAGTCAACGCCATCCAATACTGTTGTTCCCCCACCTTGAGGAACAAGTAGATTTGTTGGCACGCTGCCTAATATAGCGTTACTCGTATTTTTCCAGAGAAACTTTACATTTCTTGGTGAAATGCTATCGCCAGTGCTGCCAAAAGTACATGGTGTTTCATCAAAGACTATTTTACTCATGCCTGAGACAGCCGTAGCGCCAATTGAAAAAGCTGTTGCTGACGCAGTAGTGCCAAGCTTCTTAAGAGAGCATTTTTTAAAATAGTGGTTAGCACTACCTGTGAATTCCATCGCTACTGCTACTGCACCTGACCCCGCTGAGAGCGTAATCCCATAATAATAATCGTGCCCACCAGATAGGGTCAACGTGCTATTACCAGTCGTTGTGATGGTTGCTGATGTTAGAAGGTCTGCACTGACTGGTGGGACACTCCCCGCACTATTAACACAGGCTATTGTACAGGGTGCTGCCGCTGTACCTTTCCCAGTGATAGTCATAGCTGTATTTTGTGTTTCAGCATGAAGATGCGATACCCAGAATTGGTCGCCAGCCGCCTTAGCGGTGAATGCAGCCGCTAAAGTTGTAAATGCGTTCGCCCAGTCAGCTCCAGTTCCTCCGCCAGTAGCATTTGAATCTACATAAACATGAGACATTATTTAATATCCTTATAAGATTTAGACATATTCAAACGCTCCTATGTCTGGTGGAGATGCCCTTGTAACTCCCAAATAATCCTCAACTGATAAGGAATTTGCAATACCGTTAAAACTAGATGGTAGTTTAATATCAAAGTTGTCGGGCTGTATAGCATTAGGAGTAAGCACCAAGTTTGGATTAGCAGTAGAGTTATTAGCAATTGTCACTGTAACAATTGATGATGTATTAGTTCCATCATAGCCAATACTATTATTACCGTTGTTATAAGTAATATTGTTTTCAAATGACATCCCCGTCATCGACGCTCCCGCTTTACCATCCCACATAAATATTGCAGAGCGTTGAGCACCTTGCATAATATTATTTCTAAATACAAAATTTGTATGGACGCAATTGCATCTTATTTCGTGGCAATCATACCCATTATTAGGCTGAACATTAGACTCAGAAGGAATTATGTATGAAGTATTATTAATAATATTAATATTATTAATTTGAGCTGCTGTAGTGCCGAGAGAATATCCAGCATACCCACCGCTTTTATACATAATATTGTTGTAGAAATTGACTCTATCTACAACCCCAGTGCCATGTACAAATATTAGAAGCGACCTCTTTAAATTTCTAAAATAATTACGATAGATAAGAACATCTGTTGCAGGAATATGCGAACTACTTGCTTCTATATTTACACCCGTTTCTGGAGCATTAATTGTAGATGGAGTTGTTGGGCCTATCGTATTTCTATATACTGCAACTGAAAATGTAGATGCCCCTTTATCGCAATAGGCTAAGTCAAAACAACCTGTAGAAACATTATCATATATCTCATTCCCACCTAATAAATACCACATTTCAATGCAAAAATCAAAAGACCCGTCTGGTTTTTTAGCCATTCTTGATAGTGCATTTCCATATATCTTGCAATTTTTTATATTTCCCTGTCTATAAAATTTTATACAATAACCATTCGGATTATTAGCCCCTGATACTCTAGCTGTTGCAGTTATAATATTATTATAGATAAGCATTCCATCCTGCCCACCGACCTGTAAATTCCCTGCACCATTAAACGGATTAACAACTTGAGCATCTGCACAATTTATTACAGTGTTATTGTGAAATGAATTACCTGTAGCATATACAGTAGGAGGGCCATCTATTTCATTCCCAATCCCACTAAAAGTAAATCCTGATTTTGCGAAGTCTGTAAATTTACAATGGTGAATGCTTACATTACTTCTACCTCGGCAATAGCCGCCATGATAAGCGGATAAAGACCTGCCATCAAACCAAATATAACTAAGTGATTGATTACCATTAACCCCTTCTGAATTCGACACAAAATTAAGCCATCTATACTCCTGACCAACAGCAGAGTCGTTATAGCTACTGTATATCTTCGTAGTAATCCCAGCCCCGAAGGCACTTACTCCTAAAGAAAATGGTATCATTCTTTGAGAATAGTAATTGCCAGGTAGAACATAAATAGTTTTACCTGACATTGTAACGGTTTCACATGCATACTCCAGTGATGCCCAATGACTATTTACACTACCATTACCCGTTGTATCATTGCCTAGCGTTGACACATAATAATCAGCTGCGGGTAAAGCAGAAGCAATCGACCCCCCCGCCATTAAAATTGCTGATAGGAATACACTAAACGGATTAAGAGTTGTTCTTTTAAAAGCCATTATGCGCCACCAAATACTTGCAAGAAGTCTGTACCGTCATAGAAGAATTGCACAATTAGCTTTTGATTAGCTATTCCGCTACCGTAAGATACCCCATTAGGGAATGTCACCGTTCTACCACCTGTGGCATCTTGCACAAAATGGTATGTATAGAATGTTCCTGCTACTGCATTAGTAGGTGAAACAAGCGTTAAATTGCCAGTGAGAGTTCCTACATTAATCACATTGCCTAAACTTAGGTCAATTGCACTCGAAGCCGCCGCAAATGATACCGATTGAGGCTTGTTTACTTTACCAATCGCTGAATCAATCTCAGCGCCAGTGTATATCGAATTATAATCAGCCATAATTAGTCCTTAAACTTTAAATGTTTTTCCATCAGATGTTATTAATCCACTTGAACCCAATGGAATAAATAAAGGGGAACTAGGCACAGTTGGCGGAAGTGTTCTATTAAAAATGACAGGGATATGTACTAAGCGAAATCTCATGATATTTATGCTCCGGCAGTGTCGATATTGTCTTGACTATCTGTTAAAGGAGTATCTTTAGCCGTAGACTGATTAGCAAAGTTGCTGCTGAATTTAAGACCCTTTCCTTCACTCTCAGCACGGAAAGTTGCAATCTGCTCAAGAACATCCCTTGGATTTACCCCGCGTTTACGCATAACTTCAACCTCGCTTGCAAAGCCTGCCTGTACCAGATTCAACCATCCAGCAGCTTCTTTTACCGGGTCTATCCATGGCATGGATT